CGACGCGTTTGATTTAGAGATGATTATAATTGATAACGCTGGTTTCCAATTTATCGACGCCTGTAATGAGAACGGGGCGTTCACCAAGAAGCAGATGAAATTCTTCGACTTTGATTCTGATAAAGAGGGTGTAGATTACGAGAAGATGTTGAGAAAAGCTAGGAGGGCGTACAACAAGCAAGACGGAGTTAAATGTTTTAAACAAGTATTTACTACTAATTTTATTAGAAATGCCAACGAGTATTTACAGGCCTGTATAGATCATAAGAAATTGTGGTTTGCTTCTAGAATATCCCCAGCCCCAGACGCCTTCACTAGAGCCACAAATCAAAAAATTAAATTAAGATTCAAAAATGGTGAAACTGTACTTGACTTAATTGAAAATCAGGATAACCTTATATATCAGACAAAAAAGCAATGCACACTAGTAGAGGTTAAAAGTACCGCAAAAGGGGTTCAGACATTTGACCTGCCCCAGCACCTAAAACGAGACACTTCTCAGAATAGAGCGCGAAAAGATAACTATACGACACTAATGTTGGGTAATTGGGCTGTAAAGTGTTATTATGATATGATTGAAATTCCAAATGAGGAAGAAGCAACATTTGTTCCTCAAATGATCTGAAAACGTGTAAAATAAAGTGGATTTAGCATGGAAGGTAAAAGGACTAGAAGAAAAAAGGCGGAAGACTCTACCCCATTAATGGCTGGAGAATCTATAGCTGCGGCGACTACATCTACAACGTCAGCGACTAGGTCAAGAAGAAATGTCGCATCTACGATCACCAGAAGCGATAGATTTAAAAACATCGAAGACGGCCTCATCCCGTATAAGTACGCTACCAGTGGAGTAAATAACAAATCTAATATTGACGTTAGAGATACAGTTATTCTCTGCCAAAAGGCTTATTACAACTTTTCTTCATTTAGAAATGTTATTGACTTGATGACCGAGTTCTCTGTTGGGGATATATACTTTAGAGGTGGTAATAAAAAATCAAGAGCTTTTTTCGAGTCCTTCTTTAAAAAGATAAATATATGGTCTTTGCAAGATAGATTCTTTAGAGAGTATTATAGATCAGGCAATGTATTTTTATATAGGTTTGATGCTAAACTCGCAACAAGTGACGCTTTAAAGATTACTCAGGTATACGGAGCTAAAGGATCGAAAAATGTTAATCTTCCAGCTAGATATATAGTTCTTAATCCCGCAGATATTCAGCTTGGAGGCTCAGCCGCTTTTCACTCTGGAAGCTATTACAAAGTTCTTTCTGATTATGAGCTGGCTAGGATTAGAGACCCAAAGACTGATGAGGATAAAGAAATCTTCAAAAGCTTGGACGAAAAAGCTAGAAAGCTGATTGGCGAAAAGAAAAGCTCAACCGTTTTATTGCAGCTAGACAAAGCAAAAGTTAACGCTGTGTTTTATAAAAAGCAGGATTACGAGCCATTTGCTGTGCCAATGGGATTTCCTGTACTAGAAGATATCAACTGGAAAGCTGAGCTTAAGAAGATGGACATGGCTATCGCTAGAACCATGCAGCAAGCCATCTTGCTTATCACTATGGGCACGGAACCAGACAAGGGTGGAGTCAACCAAAAGAACCTTGCTGCTATGCAGACACTTTTCCAGAACGAGTCTGTTGGAAGGGTATTGATTGCTGATTATACAACTAAAGCTGAGTTCGTCGTTCCCAATATTGGTTCTCTATTGGACCCTAAAAAATACGAAGTGGTTGAAAGAGATATTCAGATCGGTCTAAACAATATCTTAGTTGGTGAGAGTACATTCGCAAATCAAAACGCAAAGGTCGAATTATTCGTCGCTAGATTGTCTCAAGGCCATCAAGCTTTCCTTAATGATTTTTTAATTCCAGAAATGAAAAGAGTGGCTCAAGAGCTGGGCTTTAAGAGCTATCCAACCCCTTACTTCGACAGAATCTCTTTAAAAGACAATACTAACATGCTTAGAGTTTATAATAGACTCGTTGAGATTGGTGTGCTGACCGCTGAGGAAGGTATTGAAGCCATCGAGACAGGAAGGTTGCCTAGAAAAGAAGATTCGCTTAACTCCCAGAAAGAGTTTAAAGAGCACAAAGAAGAGGGCCTTTACGAACCGATACTCGGAGGACCCAACACTCAGAAAGAGCTGGCTGATAAACAAATTGATTCTCAACGCGAGATTCAAGAAATGAATATTAAAACCCAAGAGAAGCAAGCCAAAGAACAGGCTAAGAATGCTCCTAATTTGCCGGGGGGCGCTAAGGGGCCTGGTAAAGAAGCTGGTAGACCAGAGGGCTCCCCTCAGGATCAAAGCAATAAATCCCCGATTGGCGATGGAGAGCAATCTAGATACGCCAGCTTTAACCTTAGCATGGTTACTGAAAATATGGCGGCGGCAAACAAACTGTTTAAATCAGTTGAGGCAGGATTAAGGAAAACGCATGAAATTAAAAGGCTAAGTAAGCAGCAAAAGCAAGTCGCTGAAGATATTGCTTGCCTGATTATAGCTAATGAGGAAGTAGAAGATTGGAATGACAATATTGAAAAGTATATCAAAAAACCAATTGACCATAACCCCGATAGAATAAAAGAAATTCATGAGATCGCCGCAGAACACCAAATAGATGATTATCTGGCAAGCATCTTGTACGCCAGTAAAAAATAGGATAGGTTATGTATGGCAGACGAATCACAAAAAAAGAACAGGGTACTGTACAACGTACAAGACCTGTACTTTGGTTTAATTAGCGGCGAATTAAATTCACCATACGTTCAAGACGAGAACGGAACAGAAATCGAAATCATCAAAAGAATCCACAGGGTTCAAAACGTTTCCTATGACTTCAATACGGTTAGGCAAGATATTGGCATTTTAGGCAAATCTAGCTTCGATGATAATGTAATCACTCAACCCCCCGACATTAACGTAAATATAACCCACACGTTAGAAGGCTTGAACAATGAGCATAAGATGGGTTTTAATGTTTTAAGTATAGGCGATAATAATTCTTCAAATAAAGAGTTTACTAGAGATTTTTTATTCTCTGGTACTAGGCAGCAAAATATATACCTTGCAGTAAACCAGAACGATTCAGATATTAGAGAGGCTAAAAGAAATCCCTCAGAAATTCAAGACCTCATAAACGCTGGTAGTTATGGAGATATAGGTCACTCTAATACAGATAAAATGGGTATGGTGGTTTTTCAGAACGCTTACGCTACCAATTATACTTTAGATATAACCCTAGGCGACTTACCAAAGGCAGACACATCTTGGACTTGTGATAACGCTATATATTTAAATACCGCATCTGGACAATACGTTTCTTGGCTAGACGCTAAGACCGCCACCACATATAACAAAAAACACGCGGGAACCAACAAAGACGTTAAGTTCATGGTGCCGGGCAACTACGAAAGAGTTAACCCAAACATCGATCCGAATTATACCTTCAAGCCTAGCGATGCCACCGTAGAAATAATCTCTCGCCCAGCAACTACGGATACCCTTTTAAATAAAGACTTCGAGGATAACTCAACGCTCACAGACTACAAAGGAACACAAACCAACGACGGAACCGTATCCTACGCGGGCAATAAATCCTTAAAGGTAGTCGGAGTCAGTAATGGTGGAGGCGTTAGAGTTGATATGCCCCACGATCTAATGCAGGTCGATAAATATTATACTTTAGAAGCCTACATTAAAACAGACTCTAGTTCTGCCTTTAATTTGCAGTTGGAAGTTCATTCGGCGGACGGCAAGGGTCTTTCGAATTTATCAACTTTTCAGAACATACAATTTCAAGACGGCTGGGTAAAAATTAAAAAGAGAGTTAAGTTAGACTCGGTTAAAAAATATTTATATATTCACACCACACAGCCCAACAAGACTTTCTGGGTGGACGAACTTAAGGTATACAAAGATGCTGAGAATCCGCCGCTAAGATTTCATACAGATTTGATGCAGTCATTTACTTTGAATGTTCCTATGCCTAGAGATAATATCGCGGCGGTTGGTTATAAGTATTACATCGATAGAGCTGTGCTACTACCCGTTAAGTCTACATTCTCGGTTGCCCTTTCTTCTCAGGATGGAGAGTTTCCCGTATCGACTTCTTTGGGTGAAGACGCTAAGGGTGACTTCTTAGATA